TTTGCTTTTCAGAAGGTACCGTTATGTCGCCAGTACCTGCTTCACCGCTTCTATACAGAGCGTAGGCCAAGGAAGGTCCATCAAATAAGATCTTACTAAGGGACGCGTTTACGCTTACCCTCCCAGGTATAAATATGGGAACACTGCTCCCTATCTCTAGAACCTGATTTATTTGCTTATTCTGGCTTAATTGAGCCTGTTGGACTAGCCCAATCGGAATTAGTTTACCCGTATTTAAATCGGTGCCGGTGGTTACTAGCTTTTCCGGTCCCGATACTATTACAGCGCTCTCTCCGGATAAGAAATTTCCTGCCCCTCCATCTGTTTCAGTGGGTTGTACGTGGTCGTTTTTGGTGAAGTTACTGCTCCACTGTGTTAAGTCTCTAAATGATGCCATCTGTTATTTATCCTCTATTAAAATATAATTGTGTATTTAATTTTGTTTACTGGGTAAAGAACAGTAGCTTTGACATCTGCTTTCACATTGTCAGGTTCTACATCGTCCTGAACCACTTCTAAAATGTCTAGAGCTCTTATAAAGCCCCTTTCTACTAAAGTATCAGCGCCACCTATTACTGCAGCTTTAAAGTTAGTTATAAAGGTATCGTTTATAACAAATTTTCCTACTAAAGGTTCTGCTAGCTCTCTTAAAAACTTAGCAGCAAAGTCTAACTGGTTAGTTATACTAAGCTCTCTGGCTTCAATAGTGGTAGTATCCGTACTTAGTTGGTGCCTATTCTCTATAGCCCCAGACCCTTTATCTACTAAGATCCAATTACCTCCTTCCGCTATAATATCTAAAGCGTCTTCAGAAAAGTAATTGTTACTTCTGTAAAGCTCACTAAAGTCTCCTACTAATCCCCTTTTTGTTAAAGGAGTTTGAGGAGCTTTGCCCGCTACTTGCCCTGCTAAAGCTGCTGCAAAGAAGTATCCAGGCACAGGGGCTAAAACTTCCATTATAGCGTAAGTATCGTTCTTAGAATCTTTTAAATTCTGAAGAGCTTCCGCTGTAATGGTGTCTCCTCTTTTGTAGCTATAAGTAGTATTTCCTACTACAACATCGATAGGTCCACTGAATTTAGGTAAAAGATCAAAAGAGGCTCCGTAAATAGCTTGTAAGAAATCTACTCCTAGGGTGCTTAAGTGCCTTCTTTCTGAGATCCAAGAACCGTCTGGGTGAATTGCAAAAAATCTCTTGGATCCTATAAGGGATGCTGTATTTTGTAATTCTTGTGCGCTAACAAGCTTTTCGGATTTATCTGCGTTTGCTGTATATCCATCATACTTAGTTGAGGTAAAGACTATACGCTCTTTCTTATTTTGAGGTAAGGACATCTGCTCCACATGAGCCTTAAATACGCTACCTTGAGAGCTAGTCAAAGGAGCTAAAGCATACACTTCATGTAATTCTAGCTCTTCTTTAGCGTTTGTGAAATCCTCTCCTCCTGCATTAGGAGCCACTCCCAGAATATTAGTGGCTCTTCCACTGTTATCCATAGTTAACTTAGCTGCATAAGCTAAAGGATTAAAGGTGTAGGGTGCCCCTATTTCGCTTTCAATATCATCTTTTGAAGTTACCAACTTAAAGCTGTCTTCTAGATCTGTACGGTAAGATAGATAACTAACTCTTACACTAGCCTTATCTGCTGTACCTGTAAACCCTGCTAAATCTGCACTTATGATAATATCTTCTCCACTTACTGTGAAGTCTGTATCTTTAATTAATTGAGTTCTCTGGTTTTTATCCGATCCAGATACTTTATACAATTCTACTGAAACCGTATTGTCTACGTAATCCCTGTAGTCTGAAAAATTCTCTCCGCTGAGTACTAGCTCAGATCCTGTGTAATTTGTTCCGTATGTTGCTTCCTCACTATCCGGATCCAAGTAAAAATATCCTGGGCCAATGACACAAGATTTTAATGTTGGTTCTGGTAAAGGAAAGCTTTGTGTTTTTTGTTTCTGGGTTACTGTAACTCCAGGTCTTGAATAAGCCATCTTATCTTAATTCCTCTTTATTTTGTTGTAATTTTTTTATATTTGGCTGTTGTTTAATTTTCTTTTTATCCCCTCTAAGAAGGATAGAAGCCATGCCCACTGGCGGTGATACAGAGAATAACCCAGCCTCCATAGCTGCTTCCCCTGCTTTTCCAGCTTTACTTTTTTTCTCACTGGCTGCATAACTAAGCCCTGCTACGCCTAAGCCGTTTACTCCAAGAGCTACCGACACAGGTTGCATTGCTTTTCTTTTTTTAATTAAATAGGTTCCCCTATCTGTTTTTCCTTGAACTTCCCTGTCCGGTAACCAGGAAGTTTTACTTTTAATGTAATCTTTTCCGTTTTTTCTAACTAAAACGTCTCCACTAGTTTGGCCCACTGCTTTGCTTCCCAGTACGCTTACTTCTTTATGAACATCTCCTTTAATTTGTCTACCTACAAGCTCTCCTGTGTTTTTAATAACTTGCCCAGTCCCTTTAAATAAACCTTTGCCCTTTAAATCTTTCATAAGAATATTTAAGTTAGCTGCAGTGTTACCAAGAGATGTTCTAATTCCCCTGCTTAAAGAAGGGTCAGTGTTCTGCATCGGCCTTGTTTGAATTAAATCTTCGTCCGCTATTTTTGAACCTTTAGATTCCCCAAATGATCTTACAGGGTCCCCCTTTACAGTTCCTTTAGAATTTTTACCTAATCTTAAAGCGTGTTCAGGGTTTTTAAAAGACTCCATATAATCTAGAGCTCCTTTAGCACCTCCTTTTTGATATTTAAGCTTAGTAGTCCTAAAAAATTTACCTAGATTCGTCCTCTCGCCTTTAGCTAAAGCTTTTACGCCCTTTGATATAGAGTCAAAAAGTGCTGCTTGTTTTTCTAATTCTATGTTTGAATTCATTTACTGTCTTCTTTGTAAAATTCTATCGAACTGAGTATTTTATAATACCCGTAAATTTTTCCGTTATCTGGTACTGTATATAATCTATTATTTCCTTCGGTGGAAGTCAAGTCTGCTCCTGTAATAATGTTTAAAGTCACTGCATCTATATAATCAATAGAGTAAGTTTGGCCTTCTGGTGGGTCAAATAGAAGCGTAATCTGGGTACCCTCACTCTGTACTACAAAATCATGGTTCTCTAAGTACTCGTTCCCTTCTGAGTCATAAACCCTACAATTAAAAAGTCTATCGCTTAAAGAAAGCGTCTCTGCTTTTTTAAAGCCTACCGATACCGGTACATTTACTATTTCCTGGCCCTGAGCTTGTAGCCTTACAGTACTTTCTTGTCCTAGTCTTGGCCCTTCTAAATCTTGTATTCCTTTAGTCTTTAAAGACTCTTTATACGCTAGTAAAATGTAAAATAAAATGTTTGCTAACTCATCAGCAACAAAAGAGTTGTCTGACATGCACATAAAAGTCAAAGATCCTCTTCATATATCAGTTATATTATGATTAGACTTACGGGTCCCACCTATAGTCTGGTGTAAGTAACTTCCGTTGTTTTTATTAGGTAAAGCTTCTCTTCGGGTAGTATTTGTCCATGAAAAATTTCCTCTGTCCAGAATAATAGAAGGTCTTTTAGCTGCCACTCCTAGTTCAGTAGAATACTTATCAGTTATAATTATCCCTGTTTTTCTTAAGTCTTCATTCCAAGTGTACTTAGAATGATTAGAAAAAAACGTTTGTAAAAAAGAAAGAAATACTCATTTAGCCCTAAGGGATGGAGTTACTTTAAACATTATTAGCCCCCCCCTTCCTTTTCTTGAGCCTTACGTCTTAGCTCTTCTTCTATTTGTCGTATGACAGAGTCTTCTTCTAAAGAGGAAGGCTTACGTTTTACTTTTTTTATAATATCTTTTTTAGTACTCATTATTTATAAGCCTCAATGTTATATTCGTAAATTTGGTCATCTGGGTGAGCTAGAGAAATCTGCGCTTGCTGCTCTATTGGCACTCCTAGCATTTCTACTGGTCTTACTCTTTGTATATGATACCTTAAATCTTTCTTTACGTCAATTACTACATCACCTGAGGTTAAAATAGGTGTCGGTAGAGTGTAAAGCACGCTATCACTTGGGTAATATTCTCCTCAAACTAAAATATCTTTATATTTGGGCTCAGTTCTTTTTGTGCCTCTAAAAGGTATAGGTTTGAAAAAGCCTTCTCTCCACCCTGTTCCCCAGCAATTGCAGTCGTCACAAGTGTTTCCATTTCTTTTAAATAAAGTGCTGTCCCAGGATACTGCACACCTTTGTCCTCAAGTTCTTTTTTTAAGTAAAATAAAATCGACTCCTGCCTTGTCTTTTTTAAGAGCTAATTTCTTTAATTTAACAATTTTTAGCCAGCGACGATCAGGGGCTTCATCGTTTACATAGGCATAGCTTTGCGCAGGTTGTATTTCTTCCTCGTCAGTGCTTGTATTCTTAACTTTGATTTTATAGTACCAATCTCTTGTGTGGGTTCTTAAGCCATCAACCCCGCTATCTTCAAAAAAAGGCATTGAAGATTCAAGACCGCTGTCTATTAAATCGTAGTCCGTTAAATCATTAGAGGGGGCTTCACTCCGGTACAAAGAAATGCTGTAATCGCTTAAATCCTCTAAAGTGTCTTTAAAGCTTCAGGAGACGTCTAAGTGATCAGGAGAGTTGCGCTCTATTTTTAACTTTTTAAGCTCTATCATCTATAAATTTAAATACTCGGAATGTACCCCTCCGTAGGCTCCATTTATATTTTTACTTCGTTTCCAAGACTGGGCTGCGTTCCTATATCGATTAATTACCATATTATAAAACACAGTATACCTTCCATATTGATCTTGATCTTGAATGGTTACGCCTCCTTGATCTGTATAAGTAAGAGTATTTCTAGCTGAGAGTAAGCCTTTGCTTACTAGTATATTTAGCATAGCTCCTGTTTGTAAGAGCCTTAAAGGGACTTCGCTAAAGGAATTAAATACCATGTCATGGGGGCCAAACTCGTAGCTGAGTTCTCCTAAGGTGTCGTCTAAAGCGTAATAAATCTCTAAATCTGTGCTTTCCTCTATACCCTCCAAATCGTTTTTAACAGCAGTGTCTTGAATGTAAGATCTAGTACGGTCTACATAAGGCTGATCTTCGGTTGGTACGCTTTCTACTATAATATTGCCTGACATAATTTACTCTTAAGTGTTTTACTTTTAATATAAACTATGTTTAAGGCTTAGTCAATTTAAATTTAAAGACTAGGTTTCCCTTAATTTGTCCATGAAAAATTGAACTTTTCAAGAATAGGATTATATTGAAGCTCGCCTATGGTTTCATAGACTTTAAAAGATGCTTGTTTCCCTTATAAAAGACTCCCATTTCTGTAAGAGCTCTATCTGTGTTTCCGTAATTTTGATTTAAAGACTCTACCCAGAAGTTTCTTGTGTAGTTTTCTTCAAGGCAAATACTTATCAACTCTAATATTGGATCTACTTCTTCCATTCTTTTATAAGCTTCTACGCTTTCCTTAGTTCTTATAAAGGATGGAGAAGTATTGGCCAAGATAAGGGAAGGCTGCAAAGATATAATAGCCTCAAAAACTCTTTGCCACTCTTTTATAAAATCAAACTCATCTATAATTACTATGCTTCCTTTTTTAAAATAGCTAGTATTTAATTCCCCTCTAGCGCCTGAGGCTACATTAAAATACTTCTTGTCAAAAGATAGAGGCAAATAATGGTAATAAACTCTTTTACTTCCAGTCCTAAAAGGGTCTATAAGAACTATAGGTTTTTTAGTTTTATAATGCTCTTGTAGAGCCTTATTAAAAGATCTGGTCGTCTTTCCTTGCTGTCTTCCGCTTATTTCTAAATGTAGTATATCTGTCATAGGTTTAATATAATAAAAAAGGCGCTCTTAACCAAGAGCGCCTTAAGATTTTAATCTTTCTTATCTACTAAGATAAAGTAAGCTTAGCAGCTGATTTGATGTTGGCGATAACCATACCAATAGTTTCGTAAGCTGATAAAGTTACTACGTTTCTCTTCTTATCTATGTCGAACTTAGTATCGTTAAGGATACAAAACTCGCCTAAGAATTCTGGTGCTGTGAAGGAGTAGATCGTATTTGCTAGCAAGTCTGTCTTGTTAGAAATGATGATTCTACGGCCATAAAGTGTAGGATACTTAAATCCATTAATGGCGATTTCTCCTTTAAGAGCTCCGTCTCCAAATGTTCCTTGAGTATTGTTGTTAACAATAAGTCTGTTGAACATTTTGTTATCCATAAGCAAGGTTTCAGTTTGAAGCTGCTTACCGTCGATTTGATCAAAGAGTTCTCTGATTTTCTTCTCTGGTACTGCGTCGGTTGTACTGTCGTAATTCCCTGTAATCGCGTTGCTTGAAGCTGTGATAGCTGCGTCAATGTGGTTTAGGAAAGCTTCATCCTCAATCTTCTGAATGTCAAGAACACTATTCTGCTCGATTACCTGTGTTAAAGGCATTCTGTAGGCAAGTAGTTCTTCTTCAGTCTTCTGAAATTCTTCAGAAGAAATGGCGTGGAAAGGTAGTTCGATTCTTTTACCTTCGATGTAGTTAGTAGTTGGCTTACCGCGGAAGTTTACTAACATAGCCTTAGAGTCTGGCTCTAATTCTACGATTTTAACTACGCCGTCATGATTTACAGAAACCTGTAAGTCTGCCTGGCTAACGTACATTGGTGGCAAGATTTGTCTCGCAAACGAGACTTCTCTTAGTTTGTCTCTAACAAAAGCTGCGCCTTCGTTAGCTACTTTTTGCATTCCTTCGTTGGTGTCTAACCTTTTAAGAAATACGTCATTAATTGTTTTTGCGTCTATACTCATTTGTATAATTACCTCCTATTAAAGTTTAAAGAACTCAATTACTGAGTGATCTTTTTGTAAGTGGGCCAGTGTGTGTGAAGCTTTGGTGCAATAAGCTATTGCATCGCCGTCTGCGGCAGTAGTTTCTGCAAGCTTTCCATCTGTCCCAACCTTAAGTGGGGTACCAGCAGTAGGTGTACCAGTGAACTGGTCTGTTAAAGCTCTGTACTTGCCTAAAAGTGCAGTAAGTCTAGTGACGCCGGTTGCGCTAGCATCAGGCGAGAAATTAGAAGTACCGTCTCTATAAGACTCAGTCCAGATTTGCACAGCACCAATATCTCCATCAGTAGGCCAGTCAAATTCATCTTCATTTTTTACAACGAAAGATCCTGTAACGGCTTCTCCTGAATTTAAAAGACTAGTACTTGCAACTGCATCAAAACGAGCATTTTCGTTTAGATCTGTTAATAATCGAAGCATTTTTTATCCTCTTTTTAGTTTAAAATTCGTTTAATATATTTCTTATAAAACGGGATTCTGGTGACCCGCCACCTTCAGCAGGTTCGTCACTTAAAGTCCCAAGTTCAAAAGAGAATTTGGGGTCACTTATAAGTTCGGCTGCTTTTTCAAAAGTTTCAAGCTCTTCATAACTTTTTTCTTGAAACTTATTATATTGCTCTTCAAAGTCTTCCACAGGGTACGCTCCTATTTTCATAAAGCGCAGGGAAAGCTCATGAACCTTAGCTGTTTTATGCAGCTGGCCCGAGAGCTCCTCTATCCTATTTTCTAGGTTTTTATTTTCCCTGTTAAGAGTCCTTATTGCTAAGGCAGCTCTTTTGGTTAGACTTTCTTTAGACATTTAATTTACTCTGCGTCTTCGCTAGCTGCAGCTTTAAACCCTTGGTACATAATCTGTCCCATTTCGTAAGCTTCTGCTACTTTTTCACGTTGGTAAAGTTCTTCGGCGTCGGCTTCCATTTTAGCTTCGGCTAGTTTTTCAACATCTTCCTCGCTATAGTTGCCTTCTCCATGCTCTGAAAGAAGAGTTTCGTCTGCCCATGAGGCATACTTATGGATTAGTTCCATTTCTTCGTTTACTTCTTCTTGAGGTGTTTCCTGCGCCTCTTTAGTTAGTTGCGCATCTTCGTCTCTCATTCTGTTAAATGTGTCCATTAAACTCATTTATTAATTCTCCTCCGAATTAAGTTTATTATAAAAGTTAGTTAAAAATTCTGTGGTTACTAAGGATGCTTTTTTCTTCATCATCCCTTCGTTAAGTCCTTGTTGTGCCTTACCTGTATCAGTTGGGGCGTAATTATTCTGCAAGTCATAGCCGTCGTGACCAGCTTGCATCTGTGCTTCCGCATCAGCTTTAATCACCACTGGTGATTGTTGGGGCATAGAGACGCTTGAAATAGGTGGAACAGGGATATCTTTATTAGTAGGTGGCATAATGCCCATTGCTACTAATTCAGCGTAAAAAGTATGCGCTGCAATTTGACCCATGTCCTTCGCTATCTTAACAAGCTCTTCGTCGTTCTTTGAAGCTACTTTCTCTGCTAAAGCTTCTGCACTTTTAGGTGTTTCTTCTTTTGCACTTGCAGTTTTTTCTTCAGATTCCGATTTTGCTTCGGCTTCTTCTTTTGAAACTTCCTCAGAGGCTTTGTCTGCAGCTGTTTTTTCTGCAGATTCCTCTTTAGAACTTTCTTCTGAGATCTTCGAAGCAAAAACTTCTTCAGCCGTTTTCTCTTGTCCTTCCAACTCGTTTAGAAGTTCTTCTAGTTTTGACATATTATATTAATTACCTCCTAGGAAGTTAGTTCGTTATAGATTGTATTTATTGTTTCTTCGTTCAGGTTGCTCATGTAATTTGATCTTTTCTCGAAAGTTTCTGCTGTTTTGGTAGTAAAGGATTCTCTAATTTTGGGATCTAAATCTTTACTCTTAAACCATTTTTTAACCATTCCCCCTTCATCTTTTTTTGCAATCGCTTTGGCCGAAGTTCTCATTTGTTTATATAAACTTCGTCCTACTACACTTGTAGTGAAAGCAGTGGCTAAAGGGTTTTTTCGTACTACGTTTTCCATCCCACTTATAGGTTCTCCTCTCTGTGCCTTTTCTTCTAATTTCGCACTTTGGTAATAACTTAAAGGAGTGGCCACTGCCATTGTTCCTATAAATTGAGGTACTCCTGCTTCTTTTGTTAAATGTCTTGGAGCTAGTGGTCGGGGATTAGAGTACTCATTATAAGAAGTGCCGGGAACATGCCCCATTTGCATAGTAGGACTATCTTTAAAATCTTTTTCTTGCTTGGTCTTAATACCGTAAGCTATACCGCCCGCTGCAATAGGAGCTATTCAAGGATGCTTTCCTATAAATCTAGTAAATTCATCTACATTAGCTGACTCTCCAAAAAGTCTAGCGTAACCGGCATATAAAGTTCCAAGTGCAAACATTGGTATAAAAGGGTCCTTAACAGGATTTAATTTAGGCTGCTCTTCCTCATCAAATAAAAGTTTATTGATAAAAGATCTTTCTGTAATTCGGTCTTGAGACGAGTTAGGTTTTAATCCAAGTGCTCTAGGTTCCAAGGGAATAAAAGCAGCCCTCTTCTCTAGAATTCTATTGATTATATTTGTCTTTGTCAAGCTTAGCGAAGGAATTTCTTCTTTTATTTCATTTGCTATCTTTTCATTACAATAATCTATACCTATATCATCTGGTATCTCTTGTTTAAAATCGGCCGTACAATCAAATACAACACCTTTTTGTTCTAATAAATCAGCGTCTTCTCTTTTTCCCATAGAATAAAGAGCCAATTTTTGAAAGTCTTCTTTTTTAGGTAGTATTCTTAAACCGAGGAAGGTGCTAAGGGTTTCATTTAAAGGGTATTGGGCTAGCTTCTCTATAGCTTCTTGACTTAAATTTCCTTGAGTGCTTTTAATAAGACCTTTTGGATCTGTAGTTAATCATTCATTAGGTGCCTTAGGTTCGTCTACAAAAGACGCAGTTTTTTCTAACGTCTGTTGCATAGGAAGGTGAAGATTTTTAGCTACTTTTTCTAGCCCTAAGGAAGCCATAAATCCGCTAACAGGATCAGCTGGGATAGTAACTAAGGATAAATCGAAAAATCTAGGCTTTAAATTTAAAGCACAAACTCTACGGCCATCTTTTAGGATAGCCCCCATCATGTTTTTTAAGTAGTGGCTATACTCATTACGAGTCTTTGCTTTTTGGCCTGTTATGGAGCAAACGTCATAAGGGACTTTGCACCCCATAGAAGTTTTTGGCAGTCTACCTTGCAGCAACTCTTTTATAATTTGAATAACATCTGGGTGATCCTCTTTTAGTTTAACTACAAGTTCCACTCTTTTCATGTGGTCATTGTAATTAGAGAAGATGACCCTACCCATTGCTTTTTTAGGATCTTTATTTTGGTGATGCTTATAAACATGGCCGTATTCTTCAAAAGTTTTGTGATGAGCTTTTAAAGCTTCTTCTGGAAAATAGTCTCCATTTCTATTGGGGCCGTAATATTCTCCAGCACTTAGCGCATTTACTATAGCGTATAAATAACCGTTCTCTCTTTCTAGGGAATTGATATACCTTTGCAGGTCTTCGTCAAAGGACGCAGTTTTTTCAAGCCCCTCGTTTGAGGAGAGGTCAATAAACTTGATAACTTCACTATTGTTATCTCCGTAAACGTACTCTGCTAGTTTATCAATCATTTATTAAAAGTCAAATCCTGCTGCAAGCATTCCGGCCATACCGTCTTTAGGAGCGTCTCTAAGATTTCTCTTATCTTTTTCAATACTAGTTAAGCTCTCGTAAGTAGGTAAAGCAGGACCGCCCATATCTGGTCTTTGTCTCATTTGAACGTTTTGAGTTATAAACCCACCGGCTGCAATAGGATCTTGAGCCAATGAGGGACTATTTTTATAAAGAGTGGACCAAAGATCCATTACTTCTTGAGGGTCCTCTTTAAGAAGTTCTTTATTTTTCTTAATCATAGCTTCATAGTATTCAGGCTCTTTATACTCAAGATATTTATCTTCAGCATGTTCAACCATCTTTTTAACAAATTGATTTATAATCAAACCTGCTCCTATCACTCCTAAAAGCTTAGAAACTCCTTTAAACGAAAAGTCGTTTGCTGCACTTTTAATCATAGTCATTTTTGCTGCTCTTTCTATAGTCTCTTTTTTACTCATTTAAAATGCCCTACTTTTATTTCTTCCTGGTATTTGTTTCTTTTCTAATTTAGTATTTTTAGTCTTCTCTCTGTTAACTCCATAAGTAATTCCAGCTGTTCCCGCTATTGCAGGCAAGGCTATGTAAGGATTATTTTTTGTAAAGCTTAGTAATCCTGTAAATCCTTCCCACCCCCATCTAATTAAGCCTTTTTCTTTAGCTTGTTTTTCTATTAAATGATCTCCTAGGTTTTCGATAGCTTCTTCCATTTCAGCTTTCTTTTCTAGTAGTTCCACCGTCGTTTCTGCTACCTCTCTTGCAGCTTTAACTAAAGGATTGGCTGTGTTTATTTTTCTAGAAGCGTGTTTTGTTAAGTCATCTGCATCGAAATCTATAAAATCTTTTTCTAAATGAGAGGCTAGCTTCTTAATATAAAATTCGTTTAAAGGTTCCCCAGTCCCTTTTGATATAGCTGCTTGTATGTGGTCCACTGGGATTCCTGATAAAGCTGCTTGTTTGGTTAAAGAATAGAGGGGGTTAAATTTACTTTCTAGGGAGGCTGATAAGTCTAAAAGATCTCTGTTAAGTTTGTCTACATGGTCTCTTCTTATTGAAGCTTCCTTATAAAGGGTTTTTTCGTCCTTAACAGGCTCTTCTTCTTCGTAGTCGTAAAACGAGGCTTCTTTTAAAAAGTCCTCGTTATCTTTTACAGGTGGTGTAAAGTAGTCTTCTTCGGAAGAAGCTTCCTTCACTACTAAAGGAGTCTTAACCTTAGTAGGGTCTGCTAATTCAAAATTTATATAAGCTTCATTTTTTGCTGTCTTTAAAAACTCTAAATGAGTCTTTATATTAGCAGTCTCAGCTACTCTATCTATCTGATTTGGATTTAAACCGTTATCATGAGCTACTTTTTCAAGCCCTTGAGTTAAGGGGATCTCTCTATTTAAAAAGTCTTTTGAGACTCGTTCTCCTAGTTTTTGCAGTTCTTTCGGCTGTATCATGTTTAAATATATTTTAAGTAAACGTTAGAGTCAAATTATAATAAAAATTTGTTTAAATTGTTAGAGCTTAAAGACATTAAGGACATAACAGCAAATATAGTTGCGTGTACAAAATCATCTGGCCCCGTGTTAACAAACTTCTGTGTGTTTTTTACTTCATCAAATTCTATGATTACGTTTCTTATGTCTTGAGCTATATCAGAAATGTCTTCCCAATGAGGTAGCCTTAAATGCCCCCTTTTTAACATATCAAAGTACTTGGTCATAACGTAATTCCTGTTAAGAGTAAAAGCTCTCATTTTAGAATTATATTTAAAGATTTCTTTTTGAGTATGGATGTGCTGAAAAGCTAAAACCTTTTCTGGGCCTAGTCTGGCCCTGAATTCACTATTAGGAGCTTCGCCCATACCGTAATCAGCCGCTAAAACTCTACAATTCCATTTTTTGATTAATCTTGGAATTTCTTTATGTATAAAAGCGTAGTCTGCTTCCTTCCCTAAAAACTTTTTAGCGTAGACTACTTGCATTTTACCCTCCCTTTCCTGTACTATACTTATGCACGTATGGGAAGCGTCACTATTTACAGGTCCGTAATCTATTCCCATAACACTTAACCTTCCTAGTTGGCCCCTATCAGGTTCGTCTTTCATTCTTACTTGGCTGTTACAAGCTCGGA